ATACATAGATGGGTCATTTTGCTGTTCACTCATGCGTGAACGCAATTCTTCCGCACGAAGAGCCGCCTCACGAAGCCCGCGACTTACAGGCGCAAGGGTTTTCATCTCTTTGACTTCTTCGTCAGTTGGGACTCTTAATGAATTTTCCACTTTGACATCCTCAATTTCGTTTGATGTTTCAAGAAAACCCCTTGCAGGGCGTCCGGGACTGCGTTTTTCATTCATACTCATATCCTAATCTCCCCTTTATCAACGTAATATGCGAATCCTGCTGCATATTCATCTTCCTCCATACCCAAATCAGCCGCCATTTGGCGTTGGGCGGGGGTCAATTGAACCGCAACGGTTCCATTATTACGATGCGTGATGGGTGAACGGGTGACTGGGGCCGCTGTAGAAGGTGCGCGACCCGAACTTTGTGCTGGGCGGGAGTTGTTATAGCCCATATGCCGATCCAAAAATGAAAAATACTCAGGAGAATCGACCTGAATACCTTTTGCGACGGCACTATAATGCCCCGCAGTCATTTCTGCATTCTTTGCTGGATCTTTTAACACTTCCACATGCGCACGAACCCAAGAAGCAGAAGCTGGACTTAACGTACTCAGCTTTTGTTCAATAGGATCTGCCGCTACTTGCTGTACTTGTGGCTGCGGTTGTTGATATTGCTGCCTTGGCTGCGATGCCATATGGCGTTCATATTCCAAACGCTCCTCAAGAGCGACTTTGCCTTGCGCTAATTGCGTTAAACGGGACTCAATTTGAGCCATTTGACGCTGAATCTTAGCCGCCTGTGCATAATCACCTCTTTCAAGGTTACTTGCATAATCCCGTTCAAGCATTTCACCATCGCGTTCAAAAGATGCAATAGCGTTAACAAATGCTGTGAGTTGGGAATCTTGCGCGGACATAGACATCTGCTGAACTTCTTGCGCTTTTTTATTTGCAAAATCTTCAGCTTGCATGCGAAGACGCTTTTGTTCTTCCGCTTCGCGTTGTTTTTCCGCTAATTGGCGGCGTAAAAGTTCTACGCCTTGGTCAGTTGCGTCGTTTTGTTGTACTTGCTGAACTGGTTGCTCTTTAACAGCCGCTGGTTCCGCCTTAACTTCAACTTTGGGCTCATCCGCCCCTAAATCAAAATCAAGTTGTTTAACAATCCGTTTTTCGTCAATGACGACTTCTTTAATTTGATCATCCATGATGGTCCCCTTAGAAAACTGTATCTGGTGTGGGGATAGCCATACGGATATTAATATCTTGCAGCATGCGGCAAAGAACGCCGTTTACATTCAGACTCCATCCATCACTAACCCGAAAAGTAATCCAATCACCAATTTCAACGTCTTGCCCGCCAAAACCATACTTTTCATCATCAACAAAAGCCATTGGACCTTTTTTAAGAACAAGGCCGACTTTTCCTTGATAATCGTCTTCTTTACGGGTGGTGTCTGAAATATAAATGCCTGATGCTAATTTTTCAGGCCGCTTGTAAACCGCACATAAAATCCAATTGTTGTAGATTTTAATGTCGTCAATGATCCCAATGCTATCCATCAGCTCCTTGCGGGGATCAACCGCATGAGCCATTTTCATTAAAGACATAGTCTTACCTCGCGTTTTGAGTTTTGCCGATCAATTGGTCATTGATCTCTTTTGCCCAGATAAGTGCGTCGGAAATTCCTTTTAAATACCCGACGTATTGCTTGTAATCCTCATAAGTTTGGGCGGAACCACCAAGAAGAAACTCTCCTCTTGTCCGCTTTTCTTCCTCAAGACGTTCCTGCAATTTGATAAGCAGGAACGTATCCAACGTAACCATGTGTCTCCTTAACTATAAGTGGGCCACTTTCTTTTTTCCAGACGGCCTAAACCGCTGCCGGAACCGTAATCATGCTCCTGATACTTGGGCATGCCTTGATTAACGCGACCGCCCGACTTGCGAGCCATCGGAGGAACTGGAGGAGCCAACGGACCCATGCCGGGTACTTGAGGCGCACCCATAGCGCCCAAGCCGGGGCCAGCGCCAGCAGGAGGCATCATTGGAGCGCCGCCTGCGGGAGGACCACCAGCAGGGCCAGCAGCAGCAGCAAGAGCCGCCAATGGATTCATGCCCATGCCTTGATCTTGCGGCATTGGTTGGGGTTGACCAATATTGATAACAACTTTGGTTTCTTTGCCCTTTTTAACAGAACCGCCAGTAGCGCGTTTAATGCGACCACCATTTTTATCTGTCGATACAGACCTATCACCGACCTGACCAGATGAACCAAAACTATTTGTGTTATATGATGGCCTACGATTTTCTCTTTCGTCTTCAGTGCTTTCAGACCTACGTTGAGTTTCTAAACCACGAAATTCTGGAGGCAAAGGAAGCATATAACCAGCGTATTTATCAACTATTGGTCCGCCCGCATCTTTGTGAGTGCGGTGTTTTAATGCGGTACCCTTAACCATTGATTTGATAAGCTTTTTGTCTTCCGCAACATCAGGATGACGTTCTACGGAACCACCTTTTTTACGACCAATCATCGGGGGAGGGGGGACAACTGCTGGGCGAGGCATTGCGGTGCCAGCAGCAGCGGGAAGATTGTTAGGAGCAGGAAGGCCAGCTTTACGTTTACGCGCAAGCATTGCACCAACCATTTTTTTCTTAATAGCGGGGTTACCCATTGGACCGCCGACAGCTTTCTTAGCGGCACCACCCCAACACATACCATCACCCGGAGGTTCAGCCATTGTTGGACGACGGGGAGGAAGAGGAGCAGGACGAGCGGGAGCAGCAGGAGTTGCGGTTGGTGACATCACTGGACGTCCACCGGGTCCACGAAGACCGCCTGTTGAAACATCTTGGTTCATCGGGTTATTGCGCATGCGAGCAGCAGCAGCCAATTGTTCCGGTGTTAACCCGCCGCCATTCATTTTATGGGCGCGAGGCTTATGACCAAGGTGATGTTTTGCTTTATGTCCCTCCATATGAGCGACTTTACCACCACGCTTAAACCGTTGTTTTCCAACAGGAAGTTTCCCTGCGGGAACGACGCTATCCAACTGCGGGACACCATCATACGGTTCAGTATCGCTAAAAGAAGTATCTTTGTGCTTCTTATGCAGACCCATACGTTCCATTTTGGAATGATAGGCGGATTTAGCGTCGTGTTTATAGTGCGTCATCGTGGACACTCCGGGGATAAGATAATGTATATTAACCTACATTATGCCTTCTGCCAATTGTTAAACATTAGGATTTTGTTGAATTTGCTGCAAAGCAGGCCCAACAACACTCTCAGCTTCTTGAGCGGATTCGGGATGAACGGCGATCTCACGCGCAAGCTGGAGAAGTGCAATTTTCTCTTTGCTCTCACGATCAGCCGCCCGATTTTCCGCATCCGCCTGCACATCAACAGCGCGGACTTTAACTTCCGCAGCTTTTGCTTGAGCATCGATCATTTTCGCTTGTGCAGCCATCATCATCGCAGGATCTGACGACGGGCCAGCAGGTGTAATATTGAAGAGAGATGCTGCGTCATCGATGCCCAGCATATTTAAAATGCGCTCATCAACGGCTTTTGCGTTATACAAACCGGGATTTTGCGACTGCAACTGCTTAATTGCCATTGCTTTTTGAATACGGGCGGACTGAGATGGCGTATTCGGATCAGCGACGGGAACAAGATTGACGTTGTTCAAAGCGCCAATCAATATATCCGGCGTCCATTGATATGCTGGATACTGGTTGTTTTCCCAAAATGCATATGGGTCTTCTTTGAACAAATCCCGAAGCAATTGAAACTCAACCGCTTGAGATGCATGCATGCGCTTATGGACGGATGACATGACCTTTTGCGCTTGTTCAATTAACGCAATGGTTGTTCCTACGGGCGCTTGTGAATTTCCATCACCGACTTGAATATCCGCAGTACCGCCAAGACGCTGACCGTTTTCCTGTACCATACTCAAAAGATTCAAGAATCCGCCGTCTACGGAACGGTATGGAAGATCCATAACAATGTTTTGAATAGGTTGCCCGCCCGTCTCAATTGCAACACCAGATCCGGGCGCAACACGAAATTCGTTTGTATATTGGCGTCCCGCTTGTTTTGCGTACAAAAATCCGGGGAAGTTAGCGAACATACCGTTGTCAATGCACAACCGCCAACCAGCAGTCAGCGCCATTGTTGTATTACCCAACAGATGTAAAAGGCCTAAACCAAGGAATCCAATGCCGGGGATAAACGTATAATCAACGAAAACTTGTTTGCGGAGGTATGATGCATCATCTTCTTTCCACCACCGCCGAATTTCCAAAATTTCCTGCGATGCAACGTCAATTGTCACGCGATAAGGAAGGCGTAAACCCGTTGGCGTACCGTTTTCTTTATGCTCGAAACCTTGAATATCCAACTCGCAATAGCATTCGTAAATATCACGAATTTCATTATCGGACATATTGGTCGTATGGGGCGTAAACCCTTGCATTTCATCAATTTTTTCGTCTACAATGTTTTTCTGCTGCGGTGCAGCTTGGTACAAAGTGACATCGCGATAAACGCCCAACAGTTGCATGCGCTTGATTGTAGAGGGCGGCATTTTAATTTTATGCGTAATGCGTTGCATCGTCTCCATAGATGTTTCCGCATTGGAGACGATAATATCTTTAACGTCTACAAATTCTGAAACGGGCCGACGACGTATCGGGCAACGATACACTTTTTTAAATGATGTCCCGCAGAAGCCCAAAGAAAAGAACATGCGTTCTGTATCGGGGTAATATTCTTTGGCGGTAACGGTCAGGTAATGGTTAAAATCCATTTCCAGCGCAAGTGCTTGCGTATCTGTTAATGCGCTTGTTTTTGCGTCATTCCGAACTTTTACGGGGCCAGAAGAAGGAAGCATTTCACCGCGAGCGTTGGATTGAAAACGTACAATTGATTCAAGGAGAAGCGGATTACGGACTGTTGATTGTCCTTCTACCGCCGTAGAACCATCTGATGCGTTTGAACGGGGACTTTCAATCTTGGTTCCCAGCAAATTCAAGCCATCAACGTATTGTTGCAACCATTCGGCGCGAGACATTTCGTCTTGTTTGATTAACCTGCATAATTCGGATGAAATACCGCCAAGAACTGAAATATTTAAATGCAGCGCAAGGTTTTCATCAAATTCCGTTTCGATATCACCCGGCTCTTCAAACGCACCAAAATTAACTTCAATCGATCCGTCTGGAAGATCTACCTTAATAACATTTTTTTTATTATTAAGTTCCGGTCCTTCTTGCATTCCTTTGGAGTCAATGACGACTTCAAGAGCGCCAAGATTGCTGTAATCGGTCCCAGCAACTGGGTTTTGCCGCAAGTTCATAGGAGCGAGATTAGCAATTGCCATAGCTTACACCGGGTAAAGAGGTTGTGGCCTATGTGGCCTATATAGCATACCTTCTGTGTTCTCCGCTACTATTTCCGCAGGTTTTTGCGCAAAACCTATCAAACGCAAGTGTGTCAGTGCTTGGGTCATGCTGTCAACTAAGTCGTCATGCGCCCCTTTTGGGAACGATGTCGCTTGCGAAATAATCTTTTCCGCCCAGTCGAAGTCAGGCGCGTAGATCATACCATCCGCAAAGAGATGCTGAATTGCGTATGCTCTTGCGACTTTATCCCCCCGACCGGGGTCAATAAGCTGGATACCCCAGTTTTCCCGACTAAAATGCGCACGAAGTTCCTGCGCGACTGACAAACCAGACGCTTTGGATTCAATTAAAAGCTTATCAACTTTGAATTTTGTGCATAATTGCGCGACTTTAGGAACAAGAGAGGGGAACTCCAACCGCTCCTGCCAAGCGTAAACAAGCATAATCCGCCTGTTCCCTTGCATATCGTTCCATACGCCCCAGATCGTTAAGGCGCTGTAATCGTTTTCTTGTTTTGCTGTATAGGCGGTATCAAGTGAACCAATGATATATTCAAAATCTGGAAATACAGATTTGCTTTTACCTTCCGCCATTGCAACTTTTTCATCCCAAAGAAGCCACCATTCGCGCTTGATAATACCCCCGCCTTTTGGTTCTGGGCGCTGTTGAAGCTGTCCAGCGGCGGCAAATGGGCCAAGGCGTCTTTCCAATTCTTTAACTTCTTCATCCCCAAACCGTTCAGGAACAAGAAGATCCCCTTCTTCCCGTTCATCCACGAACCATTGCGTAATGCAACGGCGGTCCGCTTCAAAACGCATTGGAAGGCATAAATGTACCCAATTTCCCGTATCTTTTGTTATAATATGGCCCGTAAGATCTGATTCGTGCAGTCTTTGCATGATGACGATGTATGCTCCCGTCTTGGGATCATTAAGACGGGTGGACATGGATTGGTCCCACCATTCCAATGTTCCTTGACGTACGAGATCAGATTCGACTTCATTTGCATTGTGCGGATCGTCAACAACGATAATAGATCCGCCTTCTCCCGTCAGGGAGCCGTCAACGGATGTCGCGAGGCGATAACCGCCTTTGTCATTATCAAACCTGATTTTGGTATTTTGGTCGGAGGTAATTTTAAATCTATCCCCCCAGTTTTGTTTATAAAATGGTGATTCTAAAAGGCGGCGGGTCTTTGTACTGTCTCTTACGGAAAGAGTCTGTGCATAAGATGCAAATAAAAATTGGACATGCGGGCCAGAGAGCGGACCATATTCAGGCTGCGCCCAGACCCATGCTGGGAAACATACAGAAACCATCGAGGACTTCGAAGTGCGAGGCGGAACATTAATAACCAAACGGCGAATCTCTCCCCTAGAGACAGCCGCCAAATGTTCAGCGATTGCATCCAAATGCCAACCGTATCTGTAAGGCATTGGGTCAATATATTTCCAAGCCGCCTCCACAAATTCCGTAAGATTGTCTTCATAAATTTCCTTTTTAAGAAAATGCAATGCGGCATCAGGATGCTGCTCAATCGCCTCTTCAAGACTTTTGGCTGTATAAAGAAGGTTACTCGACATCGGTTACGGGTTCCGCATTGATCAGTTTCATGTTGTTCTTACGGTTTTCCAATTTCTCAATCATTTCCATCTTTTCATCGTAACTCAAGCCGGAGAAATCAAACACAACAGATGGGCGCGTGTTTTCTTCCCGATCCTTATCCGACCAACCCATACGGGCTTTTGCGATAAACATAGCGGCGGGAACGGATGCGGGTGTATCCTTCATTGCTTGTTGGTACAAGTTCTCTACGACTAAAGCATTAGCTTGCGCCTTACCCGTTTTGATTTCCATCTTATAGTTCTTTTCAAGATGGGAACGGGAAACACCAACGATATCAGCTATTTCGTCGTATGTCTTACCCATCTTTGCGAGGCCAAGGATTGATCTACGAACAAGATCATCATCATTGATTCTATGCCGCCTGACGGGTGCAACTTCAAATTCCCGCCCCTTCCTAACGGGCAATTTTCTTTCTTCCATAGGTTTTTTAGGGCGGCCCAGCAGCTTACCTTTGCGGGTTTTATGCCCCAAATGTCCCTTTTTAATAGGCCTTTCTTCAGAAACTGATCCGAAATCAAAATCGTCAGACATTGACATCCCTGTATAATAGTAGTTGAAATTTCCTTGAGTATAATCTATTCTACCAAAAGATGAAAGGGGAGTTATAATGAGTGAATATGGTGAAGAATTACCTTACACCCGCCCATTCGCAAAGGTGTATGTGACGGATACCAACGGTAATCGCGTCGTCCACGAAGTTTATGGAAACATTAAGATTCCTGACATTGCGCTTCTTCGCTGGTTCGGGGAAGTCAAAGAAATTCATGATTTTGAATACTGCAATGGTCAACGGCCCGTTAACGAAGGTTTCTTGCTATCTTACCCGCCCATAGGTCAAAGGAACGAAAAAGAACGCAAAATGGTTCCCTTGCGGGGCGTCAAACCAATGAGTGAGTGTAAAGCGTTTGAAATTGGGACATTCGATCCAAAAGATTGGACCCCACCATCACAGCAAAAAGCAAAAGAGGAAAATGAAAATGAGTGATATTTCCATACCGCCTTATGATGCAAACAGAATATTTGGGGACGTTATCCCAACCAAAGGCCATTGGTATGATTTTGAAACAGCACCAAAAGACGGAACGGATATTTTAATTTTTGATGGGACAAATATTTCCATCGCGTATTTTGATCCAGAAGAAAATTGTTGGATCGCTTTATACTGTGAAATCATGAATGGACCTATCTGGCATTCTTTCCAATGTTGGATGCCATTACCGGAGAAATAAAATGAATCGTCGCGAAGTCATCAAAAGTATATCCGGCGCAATCGCCACCGCACTCATCATCCCAGACACCCTCAAAGCGGAAAACCATCTAAATGGATTCCAACCCCTCTACGTCCGCATGTCTGAAGACAAAAGCTCTTTCCTCTACAACCTCTCATCCGCACTCTATCGCGAACCCAAAAACAGTCACAGTTCAATCCGCCAATATTACGGATGCTTCATAGACAAACAGGGAAACAAATACTTCTTCTGGCACCCATACAATTGGGAAAATGTTTCTATCTCAGGCTACCTTCCACATTCCATAACACCCGAAAAACTGCGCCTCAATGAAAGCATATACCAGTCCAAAGGCTTTACCGTCGCAGAAATGCCAACAGAAGTCTTACAATGCCATAACAGAATACTAAGCAACAACTCATAAGGCCGTCCGCCTCCCGAAGGTAGCTACAAGCCTACAGCTTTACGCCCTCTAGAAGATATCGGGTAAAAGACGCTACGCTCTACTGCGTAGACATGAAAGCCTCTGGGGAAACTCAGGGGCTTTTTTGCGTTTGGGGTACGGGTACCCGCAAAGGGGGTAGGGGTGTTTAAAAGGGTGGGGGGGTATCCAAAATGTATATGTAAGATAATTTTTTTGGGAATTTGGGGGAGGTACGGTCCCTATCCGCATGGGTCGGGTCAGGGATTTAGGGGGTGTGGGGGGTTCACCTATTACCTGTCTCATTGCATGTCTCATTGAATGGGAAAAACAAATTACGCACAATGGATAATTTCTTTTCGCGCAATGCATAGCAAGGCATAGCAAGCCCCCCTTGCCCCTATGGCATAGGACAGGGCGCAAGGCATAGGAAGCCGCCGCAATAGAAGCCGCAAGCCCGCCGCAATGAAAGCCCCGCAATGATGAAAGAAAAGGAAGCCGGAAGGGAAGCCGGAAGGAAAGCCGGAAGCCGCATTGCATACTTTGCGCCCGGAATGAAAGCCGCCCCCTTCTCCGGGAGCAAAAAGCTTCTTAGTTATCGAATGGGGATAAGTAAGGAAGAAAGGAAGCTTTGCCCCTTACTTGTCTTTTTTATATTCTTAAGGAAGGAAAGAAGCGTAAAGAAAGGAAGCCCCTTCTTTTCTGTCCTTTTCGTCTTTTGCCTCTTATGTCTTACTTATCCGCATTCCTTAACTAATGGGAAAGGAAAAGGGGGCATGAAAGCCCCCTTTTGTATTCCTTCTTTTATTATGTCTTTATTGATTAGTTAGGAGAAGGGTCTTGATTAATGAATTGAAAATGGCGGCTTGTAAAATTCTTATCTAATCCCGCCAGATCATATCGTGGTGAATTGCGCCCCGTATTTGTGCGGGGTAATTCGCGAATGAAACAATACCCCGAATGATAGTCGCATTCGCCGATATCGTCTAAAGCATGCCCCGCCTTTTCCCATGCCTTAAGGAAAATTGCAGCATCTAGATCACCCTCTAAAAATAAAGTGATAGTGTTGTTATCGTGATTAAGCCGCCAATAAGAAAAGCCGCTAATGTCATCTAAATCAAGCTTTGCGCCCTGAAAATTATCAAGACTTACCTCGAGCCATTCATGCCCCGCATCGGAATGCCATTTTACTTGATAAGCTTTCATAATTTTAAACCCCTGTTTAAAAACTAAGCACCATTGCCTAGTCAAATCAGAATATAGGCTTTCTTTATTTATTACAAGCAAAAAAAGGGGGCTTTTGCCCCCCTTCCTTAATTATTTTTAAAGCCCTTCTTTTAAGCCGCTTCCGCGAATTTTTCCGCAAGCTTATACAAATCTGAATTGAAGCTTATGTCCTTTTCCGCCCCGCGAATGGCTCGCAATGTCCGCCGCTTTCCTTCCGCATTCCGCCCTATCATTCCGCCCCGCATAATGCTTTCTTGAACAGTGTTGAATGTATCCCATAAAGAATGCGAAGCTTGCGACTGGCGGAAAGGATATAAGATTTGAAAGGGCTCTATCGGGCTTGCGGCTTCCTGATAGCGAATTTTCAGGGCTTCCGCCGCGAATTGCAATCTATCGACATGTGAAAGGGTAATGCTTTCCCATTGTTCTATCCGTTCCGCCGCAAAAATTGCGTTATTCATGACGGAAGCCGCCGCTTCAATTGAGCGGGCTTCTAGATTTGCCCCCCTATGGTGTAAAGAAACCTTAGCGAATTGCGTAGAAGCCGCAACAATACCGTTAAGGCATGCCATAACCCGCAAGCCCGCAAGAAAAACAAGCCCGCTTGTTCCATCATGCGAATTTTTAATGATAACTTGCGGAAAAGCCCCATTAATTGCATTCCCGCCGCTTTGGCGCATTCTGATTATGTGGGTTTGAAAGCCCCGCTTATGATCTAGTCTCACTTTTCTTTCAGAATAGCTTTCAAGCTCAAAACCCGCTTCCGTAAAAACAGGAATAAGATTTGACGTGTTAACATGCGAATATGTCTTTTCCGAACGGGAAAAATGCGGAACGGTAGCTAAGGCGGAAGCCGGAAGCGTGAAAGCGTTTTGATTAACTAAAGCATTCATGACAAAACCCCTGTTTTGATAAGGAAGGATAGCACCATTGCCCCCTTTCCTGTTATAGAGTAAACCACAACTAAAAGTTAAAAACAAGCCCCTTTTTTCAATATATAAAAAAATCCGTTTTTTTCTTTCCGTCCTTACGGAAAAGGGCTTTACATATCTAAAAAGAATAAGTAAGGGTAAAACGTCCTTACATATCTAAAACAGGGGTTTAAGTGATGAAGGTTCAATTTGAAAAATTCTTTTCGATAGACAGCCCGAAAGCTATCAAGGCGGGGGGCTTTGGATATCTTAACGGAATAAATTATGGGTTACCCCATAAAGCGGCGGGAATAGGTAACTTTTGCGGAAAAGCTTCTAAAGGGTGTTTGCAGCTTTGCCTAGGTTTGCATTCGGGGCAAGCCGCCATGCGGAAGGAAGGCGAGACAAATAAAGTGATAGAAAGCCGCAAACGTAAAAATCATTATTTTATGAATGACAGGCAAGCTTTTATGAAAGAAGCCGCCTTTCATGTCGCAAAAATAGTGAAAAAAGCTAAAACCCTTAAACTAAAGCCCGCAATTCGAATGAATGGGGCTTGGGATATTCCTTTTGAAGGGGTTTCCTTTCATATCGACAAACAACTAGGCGGGAAGCTTTCCGAATTATGCGGGAAACCTATTAAAGAAGGGTTTCACAAAAACATAATGGCGGCTTTCCCGTTTGTTCAGTTTCTTGACTATACAAAACACGAAAGCCGCTTTTTGAAGCCGCTTCCTGAAAATTACCATTTGACTTTTAGCTTATCGGAAAAGCCCGAAAGCCCGAAAGAAGCCCGCTTTCTTTTAGAAAAGGGGTTTAACGTTGCGGCGGTATTTGCAAACGGGTTACCGAAAAGCTTTATGGGGTTTCCCGTCATTAATGGTGATTTGCATGATTTACGCTTTTTAGACCCTCAAGGGGTTATCGTAGGATTAACCCCTAAAGGACATAAAGCAAAAAAAGACACTTCTGGCTTTATCATTCGAAACTAAAGGGGGCGAAAGCCCCCCCCCATTCCCAAAACAGAAAGGAACCTAAACCATGAAATACAGAATTTTTTATTCCGTACCATACGTTTTAGAAGTAGAGGCGGAAAACGAAGAACAAGCTTTGGATATCGCAAACGAAACCGATTTATCAGAATTTATGCATGACACAACTTGCGGCGATTATGAAATTGAACTTGTCGAAACCCAAAACCAAACCCAAACCAAATAAACCTAAACCAAATAAACCTAAACCAAAACCTGAAAGGAACCTAAATCATGACTGGAATTTACACTATCATAAACGACAGCGACATAATGGACGCACCTCATACCGTTTCTTTTTGTTATCGAAAACCCGCCGAAGAATATGTCCGCGAGTTGTTTAGGGTTTATCTAGAATATTCCAAAACCGACCCAGAAGAACCCCTACCCAAACCCGACAGCTATTATAACGGGTTAAAATATATGTTTGAAGGCGGATATTGCACAGAAACCGTCTATTTAATCGAAGCCGACCTTTTAGGAGAATAAAACCATGATTTACATTGTTTCAGCAGACGACCAAACCGAAACCTTACGCACCGCCGGAGAATACGGTTGGGAGGCGTATTTTTCAGACGCCAAATCAAAAGCCCAAACCCTCGCAACCGTTAATGAAAAACCGTTTTACATTTACGGTTTCGAACAATGCGATTGCGTAGAACCCGCAGAAACCGAACCCCAAAAAACCTATCGCCTAAAATTTGACCGTTTGGAAAGAAAGGAAGTAACCGTAACCGCAACCGATCTAAACCAAGCAATTAAAATTGGGAAAAAACAAATCGGCGACGATTGGGATTTTTACATTGCGGATGAAATAACCGAAGACTAAACCTAGCGGCAATGGGGATCAGGGAAAACCTGCACAGAAAACCTGATCCCCATATGGCCCGCGAAAACAGGGGAGAAAACGCAGGCAACAGCCTTAACAAGGAGTGCCGTTAATATATTACTTTAGAACTATTCTGTAAAGAGGCGATTTTCCTTATCAAACGTCAAAACCGCATCCCCAACCTGCCCCGCATCCGGTTGATACCGGATTTTTTTAATGTATATTCCAGTTAATACATCATGTTTAGGGTCACCTATTCTTCCGATTATTATACCAACGTCAGATTTATTTGCCCAGTGGGAACTGTCCGCAAGGTTATACAAACCCAATTCCGCACTATCCAAATGGCTTGCGCCTTTAGTCGGATGAACCACCACACAAACCAAAACATCATATTGCATCGCAAAAGATTTAAGCTTGCGGATCGCCTGTCCAATATATTCCGTTTGGCTATCGTCCGGTTTCTTTTTGTGTTCGATTTCGTTCCAAGGGTCTATCAAAACCATTTTGACGCCCTCACGAATAACCGCCGTCAGCATTTTATCCAGCAGCCAATCAATGTCATGATCCGTTGTGAAGTCCGCCCTATTTGGGGATATAAACGTAAATTTACGTTCCAGAAAATCTTGCGCCGCCGCCTTTTCCTGTGGGCTTGCATTCCAAACATTCTTCCCCAAAAACCCACCCATCAAAGCGTTTGTGACATATGGAACAATCTGCATTTCAAAGGATGCAATCGCGATATTCCACCCATGCAATGCCGCCATATTCGCGCAGAACTGCAATGACCAAGTAGATTTACCATGCGAAGGAAACCCTCCCACAACCATAAAAGCACCCGTATAGGGCCGCAGATAATCATTCAGGCCATGCCAGCCTGTAGAATACGTTTCAAGCTTTCCTGTGGGCGGAAAATCGCTTGCTTTAAACAAACCATCCACCGGATACGGTTTTGCCCTGTTTAAGATGTCATGAACCTTCGCAGGCCCATGCTTTTCCAAAACCTCATTTAAATCTTTGCAGGTTTCGGGATAGACGACAAAAAGACATCTGACCCTGTCTAACCGCCGGACAAGTTCCGCAGCCAAACGTTGACCCGCCTCATCCGAATCAACCGCTATGATGATTTTTTTGACGCCTGACAGATCATCCCAATCCGCTAAGAGAAAAGAAAACTTAGTGTCTGATTGCGGATCAATGTCCGCCGTTCCCTCCGGCACATGAATCAGCTTACCATCTGCATCCCTTGGCGGTGGCGCACCATCTGGGACAGATACGACAAAAGGATAACCCGCAGACGCAAGAGCAAGAGCATCCATTTCACCCTCTACGATGACTAGGGATGCCTGACCGTTTTGTAATTGCGGATCAGATAGG